ACCTCTCGGGGGCGGACATCTCGGGGGCGAACCTCTCGGGGGCGAACATCTCGGGGGCGAACCTGCACGCCTGCGCTCAAGTTTCGTTTCGCGGCCACGGCGAGTGCGGGCGGATGCTCACGGCGCTGCAACAAAGCAAAGAGGACGAGGTGCGGCTGTTTTGCGGGTGCTTCAACGGCAGCGTTGACGATCTGCGCAAATACATCGCGGACGGTGACGCGAAATATCGCAAGACGCGGACGCTCGCGCTGGACACGGTGCTTGTTCTGCTCGCGGCACAGAACGACGGAGGTGCCGCATGAGCGCACCCATCACCGAGGCGCACCGAGATTTGGTCCGGTCTGTTTGGGATGGGATGCGTGATGAAAAAACGACATTCGAGGAATGTGCCCAGCTCATCGCCGACAGCGAGGCTCGGGCGTTGTCGGTAGTCTGCGGTCGGCACGTCGCGCTGCTTGCCGAACGCGACCAGCTCCGATCCGCCCTCGCTCTCGGCCAACAGAATTGCGATGACGCGTATGACGATCTTCGCGCCGAGCGGGACGCAGCCCGGGCCGAGGCGGAAAAGGCCAAGGGCTATATCGCGTTACAGGTCGCCCGCGCCGAGACCGCCGAGGCCGAGGTGGAGCGGTTGAAAGACCAAGGCCGCACGGCTTGCGATTTGTTTGACGATTTGAAGAGGATGCAGGCCCGCGCCGAACGCGCCGAGGCGATCCTTGGCAAACTCCAAGAGCTTCACGGCTGCTCGCGCGAGATGGTTTTCCATTGGTGCGAAAACGCGGCGCAGCGGTCGCTCGGGCTGGGCAAGGTTCAGGCGGAACTCGCCGCCGAGCGGGCGCGGTTGGATTGGTTGGAAAAAGCAAACAGCTCGAAGTTCTCACCACTTTGGGACCAAGACTGGATTCACATTCGCTCCGCCATCGACGCCGCGATGAAGGAGGGCGCGAAGCTATGAGATCCGACCGCACCGCTTACTTCCGCGAATACGCCCGCGCCAACGCTGACAAGCGCAAGGTCATCAAAGACGCTTGGCGTGCCCGCAACAAAGCCAAGATCGCGGCCTATGCGCGGCAATACCGGGCCGAGCACGCCGACGAACCACGCAAGCCCGGCAAGCCACGCCAGGCATACGTTCCTCGCGTTTCCAAGCCAAAGGACGAGCCTACTAAGGAGCAGGCCCGTATTTCGCTTTGCGAGCGGTTCGCGGCGTTTAGAGCTAAGAAGCTGGCGGCGGTATAGACTGCACTTGCATCTTGCCAACTGGCTGCGTCGCGCTAGGCGTTGCCAACAAGATGTCATCCTTCGCTGGCAGCACCCTCGTCAACGGCCAAAACTCCGACGCCGGCCTCCAATTGGCGCCCACGGGCAACGACGGTCCAGATCACGCCCTCCTTTCGCGCACGTTTAACACGACCATCGCCAACCTTCAGGGCTTTACAGACCAATGCACCGAGAACTACAACACCCGCTACGCCCTTTGGTCGGGCCAGAGTGCGGATGGAAAAAAACACGCCCGCGAAGGCTCCAAGATTGACCCCACGCCGTGGGACGGAGCAAGCGATCTGCAAGTTTTCCTCACTGACGAGGCCATTATCTCCAAGGTGGCGATGCTCTGGATTGCCTTCCTGCGCGCCGGCATCACAGCGACCCCCGTTGAGGGCAACGACATCAAGCGCGCCAAGACCGTCTCCAGTTTCATGCGCTGGCTGGTGCAGACCCAAATCCCAGAGGTAAACCGCGAGGTTGAACTGCTCGCCAACTACATCCAAGAGATGGGCGTTGGGGCGATGGGCGTCTTCTGGGAAGAGACGCAGGAAAAGATTTTGCAGAACGTGACGCTGGAGCAGCTTCAGGCGCAGTTCCCGACACTCGACATGCAGGCGCTCATGTTCAGCGACGACCTGATGGACGACGCCGTTGCGATCTTCACTGAAATCTACGGCTGCACCGCGAGCAAGGCCCGCAAAATGGTGAAAGAATTGCGCGTGAAGCAGGAGACCACCGTGCCGACGTTGGGCCGCAAAAAGAGCTTCCCGGTCCTGCGCGCGTTCAACCTGAATCAGAATCTGTTCATCCCGAACTACACGACCGACGCCGAGACCGCCTCGGCCATGTTCAGGGTGGAGTATTACACCGCGGAGCAGCTTCGCGCTTTCGTCAACACGGCGGGCTGGGACAGCGCATGGGTGGAGGCCGCGATCACGACCTGCAAGGGCACGCAGATCACGCAGACGCAGAACGAATACAACCAGCCGATTTCGCGCTCGTTCATGTATCAGCAGGAGAACTTCACCGACCTGATCGGCGTCGTTTACGCCTACCAGCGCCTGTCTGACGAGGACGGCTACACGGGGCTCTACCTGACCATTTTCAACCCGATGCTGCCGCCTGACGGCACGCACGACGGCTACGCCAAGTTCGGCCTGCTCGGCTACGCGGACGGCGCCTACCCGTTCGTCATCTTCCGCCGCGAGCACCTGTCTCGCAAGCTGCACGACACGCGCGGCATCCCCGAGCCGGGCAAGCCGCTCCAGCAGCAGATCAAGGTGCATAAGGACTCGCTCATTGACGCCGCCTCGCTGGCCATTTGCCCGCCCATGATGTATCCGCAGGGCCGTCCCCCGCTCCGCTGGGGTGCAGGCGCACGCGTGCCGGAGCGCCGTCCTGGCGAGTATCACTTTGCAGATAGACCGGCCTACGACCCGAGCACGGAGAAAAGCGAGGCCAGCCTGCGCGCCGACTTCAATCAGTATCTCGGCTTCGTATCGGCCGAGACCGACCCCGTTTTCGCGGGGTATAAAAACCAGAAAGAGGCCGAGAGCTTTATGGCCGGCTTCAGCAAGGTCTTCGCCAAGGTCTGGAGCCGCTACAAGCAATACGGCAGCGAGGCCGTTTACTTCCGCGTTGTCGGGCTCAAGCAGGCTGATCCAGTTGAGTTCAACAAGGGCCAGGATGACGAGGAGTTTGATTTCCGCCTGACGTTTGACATCCAGAGCATGAACCCCGAGGTGCAGCAGCAGAAGCTCAAGGCGCTCGCGGAAGTTGCCGGCATGTTCGACAAGTATGGACAAATTGACTACGGCGAGGTGATTCAGCTCGCGGTGCAGACCATCGACCCGAATTGGGCTGAACTCGTAGTGCTGCCGAAGGAGACGGGCTCGCAAAAGACCGTCAACGAGACGCACACGATGCTGGCGCAAGTGTTCTCCGGCGTGGACCGCGACATCGACCTGAACGCACCGCCTGACCTCGTGATGCAGACGATTGAGAACTACGGCCAGCAGCCGGACGTGCAGCAGCGGTATCAGCAAGACCCGGCGTTCAAGGAGCGGTTAGATAAGATTGTGAAGCAGACCCGGATGCAGATTTCTCAAAACCTCAACAAAAAGATCGGGGTCTATGGAGCTGCGTAGTGCTTGACACCCCGCTTGGCGAGTGCCCTACTTAGGGCATGACCCTCGCCGACCACCAACTAGCGCGTCAAAAGCGCATCCAAGCCTCGCTCATCGGCCTCGCCAACGATGTCCGTTTCCGCGACTTCATTGAAGTCGTCCGCGAGTGCCAGACGACCGCCCTCGACAATTTGACGGACGGCTCCGTAATCGCCAACGAGCGGGCATCGACGGCCTGCATCGGCGAGATTGCTGCGTATAGGTCGATAATCAGGACGTATGACGAGGCTGTGGCTCAGGCGGCTATGGCGAGGGAGGAGGCTTAATATGAGCCCCGAAGCACAGCGCATTGCGATTGCGGAGGCGTGCGGGTGGCGGGTGGAGAATCGCGACGATGGACAGATAAAGTGGAGCGTCCTCATATCGCCTGACAAGCGGCCTGTTGATTCAACATCGGGGAGCGCTACGCTGGCTAACTTTGGATGTTTGCCCGACTACCTCAACGACTTGAATGCCATTCACTCTGCCGAACTGGTTCTAGATTGGGACGAGCAAACATCAACGCAGCTTTTCAATTACCGCTGCGCACTTACCAAGGTCTGCGGGAACGACCGTGATTTAATTCCGTTCGCAAGCGCTTGGCAGCGGGCCGAGGCGCTTTTGAAAACGCTTGGGAAGTGGGATGACTCAAAATGAACGAACCAATCATCACTATCAACGGCACCGAACTCAACGTTGCGCAGGCAATGACGGTTCGCGTTGCGCTAACCAGCTTCCAGTTTGATCTGGCCGAAAAAGGGCTCGGTAACGACGAGCATGGGCGCCTAATGACGCAGAGCTATCAGAAGCACGCAACCGACGTGCAGGACTTGATTCACGGGCGACCGAAGCCACCGCTTAATTAAGCCGCTCCCATGATTAAGCCGCGCCACACCAGCGCGGCTTTTCCATGCCCCAAAATCGTGCAAAATGCACGATCTGCCTCTGATTGCGCGTTATAGCCATGGCCATGCAATTTGCACGACTCCGCCATTGACATTGCAAAACGCACGACTAGTTCAATTGCTACACGGCAATCCCGCCGCGCGTCAGGATGTCAGCATAGCCCCTTGATGGCTCAAACTCATGCCAACCGAAAATATCGAGGCCACTTCGCCGGCCACTAAAACAGGTGATGCGACAGTAAAAGGGTCGGGCAATATCGCGACGGGTCAAGCAGCGGTGCTCCTCATGGCTTCGGCCGAGAAAGCATCGAAACAGCCGGCTCGCCAAGCTGCGGAAGATAATGCCCCTGAGGTAATCGCCCCAGACCTGACTCTTAACGAAACTCCGGCAGCAGAAGCTCCAGCAGCTTCCGAAGAGACCGCCCCCGCCGAAGAAGCCAAGCCCGAAGCCGAGACGACAGAGGCCACGGACAAAGCGACCGAGGAAGAGGCCGATTCTGTTCCTTCTCAGACAATTTCATTCACTCCCGAGCAACAAAAGCTGCTCAACAAGCGCATCGGCAAGGAAGTGGCCAAAACGGCAGCGATCAAGGCACAGCTAGAGGCACAGTCCACTAAGCTGGCCGAACTTGAAGCCAAATTAGCCGCTCCCGTCACCCCGCAAGCCCCGGTAGTAGTAGCCCCAACGCCAAATATGCCGTTGGGCGACGTGATGGACATCGCCAAGTTGGGCGAAATCCAGAGCACCGCCAAAGAGGCCGCTCGCTACATTGAGGACGTGCTGGATGACGCCGGTCAGTGGCAAACGATGACCGATCCCAAGGACGAGGACAAGCAGATCAAAGTCCACAAGATCGGCGAGGCGTTGTTCACTGAACTGGACCTGAAGCGCAAGTTACGCGAAGCCCGGCGCACGCTGGAGGATCACATTCCCCAACGCGCGCAGTTCATCGCCGCCAAGCAGCAGATCACGAAGCAGGCTCACGAACGCTTCCCGTTCCTGACGGACAAGCAGAGTGCTGAGTATCAGATGGCCGAGCAAGGCCGTCGCAACCCGCAGTATGCCGCCCTGATGGCGATGCCGAATGCGGAATGGATACTGGGCGTTCTGGTCAAGGGCGCGAAGGCAGTTGAAGCGGAAGACGCGGCCAAAGCCGCTCCCGCCAAGAAGCCGGCGCCAGTGGTCAAGCCAAAGCCAGCAGCGGATCAAACCGCCGTCTCGGCCAGCGGTGCAGCGGCAAGGGCGCCTATCGGTTCAGCCGAGCGGCAGCAGATTGCAGCGGAGTCAGCGAAATTGTCGGCGAAGGGCGGGATTACTTCGGATGATGCGGTGGGCCTCTTACTCAAAAGCTCACAGTTACGCAAATCTCGATAATTCCATGGCTCTAGCCACATCCTACAACGTCTCCGGTGATCGCGAAGCGCTCACCAATTTCCTCACCATCCTCGAACCCGAGGATACCCCGAAGACCTCTACGTTTGCAAAAACGACCAAGGTCACGAACACCTACCAAACCTGGCAGGCCGACACCCTCGCGAATGTTGACTTCAGCGGCGTCCTTGAAGGCGCTGACGTGGCCGCATTCAACAACGAAGCCGCCAACCGCGCCCGCTTCGGCAACTACATCCAGAAGTTCTGGCGCCCGTGGATGGTCTCGGACCTCCAAGAAGCGTCCGATCCGGCTGGCACCGACGGCGAAGTTGCCAACAGCAAGGTCAAGGCCATGCGTGAGCTTAAACGCTCCATCGAAGCCGCTGTCGGCTCCGACAACGACATGCAGGCCGACACTGGCCTCGCGCCCTACAAGACCCGTGGCCTCGGTAACTGGATTCGCGCCACCGCTCAGACCACCAACCCGGTCCCGAGCCTGTTCCTGACGCCCTCTGGCAACATCGACACCACCGCCACCGCCTCCCTCACTGAGGCGCTGTTCAACGGCGTGTTCCGGTCGATCTTCACACAGAACGGCGGTCGCCGCAGCTACTCGCTGTTCGCTGGCCCCAACCTCATCACCGCGATCAACACGTTCCAACGCGTTGAAGGCGCTTCGGGCACGACCAAGACCTACCAGGTCACGCAGGACGCTTCCAGCAACCGCATCGACCTCGATGTTTCGGTCTACAAGGGCTCGTTCCACACGGTCACGATCATCCCTGACATGTTCAACGGCCTGCTAGACGGCTCGGCGGTTACGACCACGACCAATCAGCAAATGGCCCGCGGCTACGTCATCGACCCAGCCCTCGTCGGCATCGGCACCATGTTGGGCGTCGATAGCATGGAGTTGGAAAATCAGGGCGGTGGCCGTCGCGGCCTCGTCCAGACCGCCTTGCTCCTGATGGTCAAGAATCCTCGCGGTCTCGGCAAGTTCGCCGGCTCCAGCTAATCCACAGCCAACAATTAACCAATAGGAGCACACTACCATGGCTGATACAGCAATCACGATCAATTCCGCCCGTGTCTCGCCGCTTTCCGTTCAGGAAAAGGCCGCAACGGGCTACAACTACAAGGCCACGATCCTCAGCACCGATATTGCCTATGGCACGGGCGCTTCCGATACCGTCACCGTGACGCTCGGCGCTACCCCTGCCAAGTGGTATATCGACAAGGGTTCGGTCAACATCCGCACCGCGTTCGCCGGCATCACTGCCGCGACCGTGGTTGTCGGCACCACCACGACCACCAATGCGGTCATCGCGAGCACCAGCATCCTCACGGCTGCTTGGCTCCCGCCCGCCTCTGG